GGGCAGTACGGAACCGTGGGGCAAGGGCTGCATATCGCCAAAAAATTGCTGCCGTTTATACCGGCGAATGCGGGCATTCTGCTGGTTCCGTGCTGTCGTGGTGGTTCAGCGTTCACCACCGGAGCCGATGGCACATACAGTGACGCGAGTGGTGCCTCGGAGAATTCAACCCGCTGGGGTGTGGACAAGCCGCTGTATAAGGACCTTATCGGTCGAACAAAAGCAGCACTGAAGAAGAACCCGAAAAATGTGCTGTTTGCCGTGGTGTGGATGCAGGGGGAATTTGATTTTGGCGGTACGCCGGTAAATCACGCAGCACAGTTTGGTGCGCTGGTTGATAAATTCCGTGCAGACCTGGCGGATATGGCAGGTCAGTGCGTCGGTGGCTCTGCTGGCGGTGTTCCCTGGATATGTGGAGATACGACGTATTTCTGGAAGCAGAAGAACGAATCCTCGTACCAGACGGTGTACGGCAGCTACAAAAACAAAACGGAAAAGAATATCCATTTCGTACCGTTCATGACGGATGAGAACGGGGTGAATGTGCCGACGAACAAACCGGAAGAAGACCCGGACATTCCGGGTATCGGATATTACGGTTCGAAATGGCGTGACAGCTCAGCCACCTGGACGTCACAGGACAGGGCGAGCCATTTCAGTTCATGGGCTCGCCGCGGGATTATTTCCGACCGTCTGGCAACGGCGATTTTGCGCCATGCGGGAAGAGTGGCGCTAAACGCGGGGGCATCATCGACAGTATCAGAGGTGCGCCCGTCATCGCCTTCCGGTGCAGAAGCCACAGGCGTCACAGCACTGCTCTCTTACCTTGCCAGCGAGTCAGAGGGAAGCCTGAAAGTACAGGGATGGTCAGCCAGTGGCGGCAGGGCAGAAGTGGTCAGCGATGCGGAGGGAACCGGAGGTAAGGCAGTGAAGCTGACCAAGGAAGCCGGTAAAAGCAGCTGGGTGCTGGAGTACGCCGCGGGCAACGGTGCGGCTCTGTTACAGAAAGGGGGGCAGATTCGCTGCCGCTTTAAGGTTTCGGGAGCGCTGGCTGCGAACCAGTATGTTATGGCGTTTTACTGGCCGGTATCTTCACTGCCACAGGGCGTTGCCCTGACCGGAGACGGGGGGAATAACCTGCTGGCAGCGTTCTACATCCAGACAGATGCAAAAGACCTGAATGTGATGTACCACAATGCGAAAGTGGCGACAAACAACCTGAAACTGGGAACCTTTGGCGCATTTGATAACGAATGGCATACGCTGGCTTTCCGCTTTGCCGGGAATAACAGCCTTCAGGTGACGCCGGTTATTGATGGTCAGGTTGGCACACCGTTCACGCTGACGCAGTCACCGGTCAGTGCCTTTGCGGCGGATAAACTGCATGTGACAGACATTACCAGAGGTGCGACTTACCCGGTACTGATAGACAGCATTGCGGTGGAAGTGAACAGCACAGACACTGCGGCATGATAAAAAAACCGCCAGCGACAGGAATGGACGCTGGCGGTGGTGATACCTATGGAGAAAAAATAAAGGAACGATACTTTCGTACTCTGGTTTTTTAATGAAAACAGTTCTTATTGTCAACAATAACGGAAAGAAATTATGACATTTCTGAACCAGTTAATGCTGTACTTCTGTACGGTGGTCTGTGTGCTGTATCTCCTTTCGGGTGGATACCGGGCCATGCGTGACGTCTGGCGCAGACAGATTGACAAAAGGGCCGCTGAGAAAATCAGCGCCAGTCAGTCAGCCGGAAGCAAACCCGAAGAGCCGCTCATTTAGCGGCAACTTTCTTAATCACATCTTTCGACGAGAAAATCCCATGTCAGAAATTACATCCCTGGTCACTGCTGAAGCAGTGAAGGAAGTCCTGCGCTCTGAAGAAGTCCGGAGCGCACTGAAACAGAAACTTCGCCATAACCTGGAAGCGCGTCTTGATGCAGAAGTGGATGCCATTCTGGATGAACTGCTGGGCGCACCGGCAGCTCCGGAGCCGGAAGGCATCGCGGGTGAGGGGAGTGCTTCAGATAGCGGTGACCCCACACCGGACAGCGACATGATGATGTAAGCATGCGTCAGGGACCATCGGTGTGTGCCGGTGGTCTTTTTTATTGTTGTGAGCTTCCGGATTGCGGGAGGCGGGGTATGAACCAGATGGAAAAAATCACAACAGGTGTGTCATACACCACGTCAGCGGTGGGAACGGGCTACTGGTTCCTGCAGTTGCTGGACAGGGTTTCCCCGTCTCAGTGGGCGGCAATAGGCGTGCTGGGGAGTCTGCTGTTTGGTCTGCTGACGTACCTGACGAACCTGTATTTCAAAATCAGAGAGGACAGGCGTAAGGCGGCACGGGGAGAGTAAGCTGATGAGCAGGAAACTCCGCTATGGTTTATCGGCTGCCGTTCTGGCGCTGATTGCCGCAGGTGCTTCTGCGCCTGAAATCCTCGACCAGTTTCTGGATGAAAAGGAAGGCAACCACACCACGGCATACCGTGATGGTGCGGGTATCTGGACCATCTGCCGAGGCGCCATCATGGTGGATGGTAAGCCTGTGATTCCTGGCATGAAGCTGTCGAAGGAAAAATGCGACCGGGTTAACGCTATCGAACGGGATAAGGCGCTGGCATGGGTGGAGCGTAATATAAAAGTTCCACTGACCGAGCCACAAAAAGCAGGTATCGCGTCATTTTGCCCCTATAACATTGGCCCCGGTAAGTGTTTCCCGTCGACGTTTTATAAGCGGCTTAATGCAGGCGATCGCAGGGGAGCGTGTGAGGCGATTCGCTGGTGGATTAAGGACGGTGGCAGAGACTGCCGTATCCGTTCAAACAACTGTTACGGTCAGGTATCAAGACGTGACCAGGAGAGTGCGCTGGCATGCTGGGGTATCGACAGGTAAGCAGAATATTTTGCTGAAAAATGACGTTGGCCAACGCGGGTAGACAACACGAAATCCTGCGAACTGGCAAAATGTAAGTGAATAAAGTCAACAAGATTGTTTCATGAAGAGGCACCGTAATGGTGCCTTTGTCATTTCTGCGCTTCGCACAAGCGTAAATAAACCAAAGAACCTTTCAGGATGAGCCCTGGTGGATAACCGGCAGTGGTCTGGTTAACCCTCTTTGGGCTGGTTATTCCTGTGCGCAGGGTTCATCACTAAAAGGAAATAACCGATGAATATGATGACCGTGCCGTTTCACGGCGATTCTCTTTATGTGGTTAACCATAACGGCGAACCATACGTTCCCATGAAACCTGTCGTTGCGGGGATGGGGCTGGCCTGGCAATCACAGTTGGCTAAGTTAAGACAGCGTTTTGCGTCAACTATAACGGAAATCGTTATGGTTGCTGAGGATGGGAAACGACGCAATATGGTGTCCCTGCCGCTTCGAAAACTTGCAGGCTGGTTACAAACCATCAATCCCAACAAAGTAAAACCCGAAATCCGCGGCAAGGTAATCCAGTATCAGGAAGAGTGTGACGATGTTCTCTATGAATACTGGACGAAGGGTTTTGTCGTTAATCCCCGTCGAATGAGTGTGATGGAAGAACTCAATCAGGCTTGCGCTGACATGAAACGGGATAAAAACATTGCCAGTGTGTTTGCTACCGGGCTGAATGAGTGGAAACAGGTTAAATCCGCGCATGTATCAAAAATCCGCACATTGATAAACGAAGCGAATCTGCTGATTGATTTTGTCCTGGCTGATACAGACAAAGGGAAAATAACAAAGGCGGATTGATGGAGTGGTGGCTAATGATATCGGATAAACTCATAACGCTGGCGAAGATCCTCTGTGTAATCGTCGGCATTTCATTTTTAGTCATTCTGGTTGCCATTTTCTTTTCCACCGCTTGGCGAGTCCTGACGTTATCGGGACTGGTGGGGTGAAAGAGAGATGAACCGTGTTCTGTGTGTGGTGATTATTGTCCTGCTGGTAGCCTGTGGTGCACTTAGTCTGGGGCTGAATCATTACCGCGATAACGCCATAACCTACAAAGAGCAGCGCGATAAAAAAGTCAGTGAGCTGGAGCTGGCAAATGCAACCATTACTGATATGCAGCAGCGCCAGCGTGATGTTGCTGCACTTGATGCCAGATACTCGAGGGAATTAGCCGATGCGAGAGCTGAAAATGAAACTCTGCGTGCTGATGTTGCCGCTGGTCGTAAGCGCCTGCGCATCAACGCCAACTGTCCAGGCTCCTTGCGTAAAGCCCCCATCACCTCCGGCGTGGATAATGCAACCGGTCCCCGACTGGCAGAAGCCGCTGAACGGGATTATTTCATCCTCAGAGAACGGCTGATGGCAATGCAGAAGCAACTGGAAGGAGCACAGGAATATATCCGTACCCAGTGTATACCGTGATGTTTTGTTACGAAGGTGTTACTGGTAACGTTAAGGTAATTTAACAAAGAGTCAGTTCCGGACTTTATAGTGTGCTCAGTTCATGGCCAAAAACGATTTCTGTGATAAATATTTTGAATATTATTTACAGGTAAATGGAGTGGGGCGCATGGATAGAAATATTACAATAGAGTATGAAGTATATGCCCGTATTGTATGGGCAGAGAAGGCAAAAACATGGTAATTCCGTGTGTTGCCATGATACCTGATTGGCAGAATTGTTGTTTGGTTTTGAGTATATAGTCAGCGTCTTTTGTTCGGTAATTGCTCTTTCAATTAAAATGCCAGATATGATTTGCTTTTCTTTGTTGTTTAGTTTTTTTTGTATATTATTTTTATTGTTTTTATATAATTAGTTTTTTATTGTTGTCTTATTAAGGACGGTAAATTCAGGATGGCAGTCTGTAGATAAACGGAGGTTACTTATGCTACATGATCACCTGGCAGAATGTCTGGAGAAAAAAGGAC